TCGTCATATTCGCTGCGATAGTCTCTAGCCATCAAACTGAGCCTTATAAGCTTGTTTTACCAAAGTATCTTTCTTTTCACGGCGATCTAGCTCTACACCGAAATCTCTGGCAAAGTCTTCCAGCTCAATTTTTGTCATGTTTTTAAGGTCGGCCTTACTTGTGGCCTCTTCCTCAACCGCAGGCTCTTCTTTCGCAGGCTTAACGCCCATAGACTTGAGTTTGGCCTTGGCTTCCTCCTGACTCATCAAGTCGAAGACTGTGACATCGTAGCTGCCGTCAGAATTCTTGCTGCCAATCTGAAATACCGGATCACCGTTATTAAAGTTACCGTTTTGAAAAACCTCTAATTTAGCCATAATATGTTTACCTAAACAGCCGCATACGACTTAGTTAAAGTTAACAACAGGAAATAACTATCTCCAGCGGTGGCTCCGGTCGTAGTAACTAAAATATCACCAGTTTTGCCAGCCCCTGAATTATTTGGTATTCCATAGTCAGAAAAATCTGCTTGATCTGCCCAGTTCTGCAAAAGATTCAGTAGGGGGACATTAGTAGTGGCATCCCACAACAGCTCAACGCCCATTCCAACATTAGAATAGCTTACAGATTGCAACGTGACTCCATTGCAAACTTGCTTGGTAAGTGGGTCGGAGCTGAGACTAGAAACATCTACCAAAACAGCCGCTGCCTGACCAGTACCATCACTGATGTTCGTAAATTTCAAGACGGCATTTCTTGGGCCATCTTGAATTACTTGGCTTGTAAGTGCATCTGCCATTGTGTTCTCCAAAAAAAGCAGGGCGAACCCCGCTATATATTAGCCAGCGAAAGGAGTCGCCAGAGTTCCTGTACCAATACTAGTGCCTTCAACATAGTATCTATTAGTGTAAATAGCCTGAACCTTTAAACGAGTACCAGCAACACCGCCAGTTGTCGTTCCATTCATTACTATTTGATAATTACTGCTTCCATTAGGTTGATGGAAATGAACACCAGCCAAACCGTTTTTAACAGACATAATACCGCCCATCATTAAATCGGCAGAACTGTTAGCTTGAATAGTGGTACTGACTCCAGAAGACGTTAAAAACAAGAACTCATAAGAGATTCCAGTATTATTTAATGTATTTGGATTCTCGCCCGGCCCTGAAGTAATAGGCTCCATGTCATTATTAATAGTTGGGAGAGTAATAGTAAGCGTGGAATTGTTAATAATAATTAACTTACCAGCGTGGTCATCGGGGTTGATTGTGGTGTTAGCGGTCAAGGCAACAATAGAGTCTGAGCCTTGCATATAGTAGCCGCCAAGCGCTCTAAGTACACCGAAAGAACTTCTTGATCTTCTAGCCATGATAATTACCTCTTACGAAAGGATTCGTCTTAGCGTCTTCGTAACGTCCACTGGGGTGATGGTCGCTAAAACTAATATGTTCCCAGAATTAAATAAACGAGGAGCCGAAGCTCCCCGCCTATGCATTGCTTTTGCTTTAAGTAGCGCCGGGAGACCCGAAGATACCTAGTGGGTCAGAAACACCGAAGCTGTAGCGTTCTCGCGCTTTGTAGCGCACGTTTCCAGTATCGAAATCTCCGTCCATTGAAGTCTCAAGCGGAGTACGCTCGAAGTGCTTCATGCCGTTTGGAACGTCAGTGATAATATACCATGCGTTATTGTCGGTCAGGTAGTGATTAACCGCATAACCTTCAGGTATAGAACCATTGCTCTTAATGGCGTTGATGTCGTTGTTAGCTGTGCTAGGACGAAGCTCAGAATCGAGGATTCGCGTTGCAACAAACATCAAGTTAGGCGGAACAACTAAGCGCCGTGGTCGAGCAGCGATCAGAAGTCCACGCTCATCGGTATACGCAGCAATAGCAATTATTGCGTTTTCCAGTGAGGTTTCATTCAGATCAGTACCAACCGCAGGACGATTAGAGTTAAATCCACCGCTGACTAGTGGGTGACCACCGCCGCCAGCTATGCCGTCATTAACAGCAGAAAACAAGTTTGTACCATCGCCAGATTGAAAGGCGTTAGTAAAGCCTTGGTTCAATGGGATCGCACCTTTAACTTGCTTCGTATAAGCCATAGCTCGCGCTAATGCCTTGGTGTATCGCTGAGACAGAGAAGCATAGAGATTGTCTTCCATTGCCTCTTCTGTAATTGCGAAACCTTGAGCAATAGTTTCATGAGTGTAGCGAGCCGTAAACGCTTCTTGCGCTGAATCATAATTGATTGCAGAGCCTTCAGGCTTAACAGGTGCAGCACCAAATCCACTTAACTTAACTTCTTCTTCAAACGAACGGTCAGACGATTCAGTTTCGTAAATCATCTTGTCTTCATCTTCATACTTTGCGTACTCTAAGCCAAACAGGGCATTAAGACCCGGTAGTAGCTCTTTGAGCATTTGCGCTCTTGAAATAGCCATTTCCTAGCCTCCTATTATGTGCCTAAAGCACGTCTGTACTGGTGCATTCCGGCGTTATACGTCAGAAGAACATCAGTAAAAGCATCACCAACTGCACTTTCTGGGCCGTCAACAAACTCCAAAATTCGTAAAGGGAGAGTGTTAGTAGTAGCAGCAGTTCCGGCGTTAACCGAATTGTGACTACGACCAGCTTGAACAGTACCGGCTGTTTGAACAACGGCAATGTTATTGCCGAGCGTGGTTTGTGCCAAAGACGCATTTCCCTGCATTCTAAATACAGCGTCTGGGTCATCTAACACATAGGCCATTGCGTCAGACGCAACAGTACCTGTGGGCCAGCTTTGATTAAAAGTTGGCTGGCTAGTATTTGGGTCTGTATAAAAACAGCCCATAAATATACCAACCGGAGTCAAAGTAGCTGTGCCAGTGTCCTTCTCGACAGTTCCGGTTGCTACTAACTTGACAAAGTCACCATAAAAAATAGTTGCAGCATAAGCGCTGGCTATTTTGATATGACGAACCTTGCCGGAAAAAGAACCGCAAGCGCTTAAACCGCCAACTGGTTCTGCCCCCATAGGGGTTGCTGTTGTTGACATAACAATATCCTCATTGTGAAGATAATCACATATTATCTTCGACCAAAAGTAGTCCTGCTAGAATTCTCTTTGTAAAGAGGCATCCGAGGGTCTTCTTCTCGCAGAAAATTATTATCAACCGCCTCAATTTGGCTTCTCGCTACCTTGTTATAGTATTCATCGCGCTTCTTTAATGTCTCTATCGGAATAGCACATAAGAGCAAACCGCCATATTCTATATTTTCAGGATAACGTGTCCCCACCTCAGCGGCGAAGTCGATCTCAGGGTATTCCGTTGCTATGCAGGGAACCCATCCTTCTCTCATTTTCTGCGACACATTTGTATTATCTGCCTGACCTAACATTGATGTACGAATCCACCTGTGGCGAATCCCATCTCTGGGGTCTGGCTCAGGCAATGAAGACGCGGGTATCCACGCATCACTAACCCTTTTACTGTTTTCCCGCGAATCTTTGCCGTGGGGTGCGCGTGAAGTTTTTTCTTCAGACATTAGCCAATCTCCTGTTTTAACATTTGTTCAGCATACTGTGCATTAGTAACACCCAAGCGCTTTGCGAGAGCCTCTTGAGTTTGCGTAAGCGATACTTTGCGTGTCTTTGCTCCATTGTTCCTGCTGGAAGTAGGGGCTACCACGGAGGTGTTTCTACGTTGACGGGGCGGGGCGCTTCGTTCCTCTCTACCCTCCTGAAAACCTTTGTAATCAGGGAATCTGTCACGCATTCTTTTGTTTATTTCAGAATAATAAATCTGAGAATCAGTGTTGGCGGTAATGCCCTCATGAAACAAGTTATCATGAATAGCCAATCCAACGGCAGTCATCTCTTTATGCATCGGATTAACAGGCTGTCCCGGTTGAGCCGAAGGCTGAAACCAAGGATTTTCCTGCATCCAAGCGTTTTGTTCATGGCTTACTTCAACTTGCTGCTGAGGGGCTGGTTGTGGATTATCCCTCTCATAGGCTTGTTGTTTGGCCTGTTGATCCAAGTTTCGTTTAAGGGAAACCGCTCTGGCCTCCATGTCCCGAAGCTGGGCTTGAGCAGAGTTTAGCTGCTCCTGACTTGACACCAGCAAGTCTGCGTTACCTTCCTCGTGAGCTTTTTTCAGCTCTTTCTTGGCAGTATCAATTTCAAACTGAGCCTTGCCCTTAGAGGTCTGGATAATAGCATTTTGGCCTTTCGCTAGGAGAGCTTCATATTCCCGAAGCTTGCCATGTTGCGTCTTTGCCAAGTTAACCGCCTCATCTCGCATACGCTGGGCTTCCCCAATCTTGCGTTTGTCTGAGTGGTTAATTGCGCGAAGTTGATTAATCCTCTTTTGAACACCCTTCGTATATGATTGCAGCTCTTTGTCGCTAAAGCCATCATTGTAGCTAGGGGCAGGTTCGCCAGTTTCTTTGGCCTTCTTCGGTGGCCGTTTTTCTTCAGATGGATGATCGTCAATAACCTCGATCTCTAAATCAGACTCCTCGTCAAAGGAATCAGACTCTACATCAGTTTTACCATGCTGCGTCTTAACACCAAAGAACTTGTCTTCGGATGACATACGCTCAGCAGTATCTTCATTCATATCTTCTTCGCTCATATCTTCATAACTCCTCTAGGGTCATCTACTACAGCTTCTACGCTGTCATCGTTGATAAGACGGAATTCAGTGCCATGAACCTTAAACCGTGTGCCTGAGTATGATCTCATAATTACAAAATCACCCTCCTTGCAATACGGGCCGTTAGGAAAACGCAGTTTATCAGCGTAAGCATCTGGGCCTAGTTTAAGAACAAAGCCTACAATAGAACCAACTTCCTCAGCCTGCACAGTTTCTTGTGCCTTGAGAATGCCGCCCTCTGTCGCCTTGTCAGGTTCAGGTAAACCAATCAAAACCTTAAAACCTTTCGGTTCAGGAAGTTGATGTGGTACACGAGCCTTTTCAGTGGTTTCAGTATCCACAGTATTTTCTTCAGTGGTTGCAACGCCCACCGCTCCTACTTTTGCTAATGACTTTACCATTAGTATTCCCCCGCACTGGAATAAGTGTCCAGAGTCACTACGCACCGTATTATACGGAGATTAGTCCTGCCCGATCTGCTTGTTCAGATCAAGTAATTCTCTTTCGGCTAACGCAAGTCCTTCTATAACTCCGACAGCCTTTGAATATTCTTCCATGCTCCGACAGGAGCCGCTGCTAATGTTGTCAGCGTACTCGTTCATAATAATTCGTATCTTGTCATTTAAGATTTTTAAAGCATTGCTACTAAATACTTCACTCATCTAGTTCTCTCTTGTCGATATCACGTTCTCGCGTAGTATCTCTTTTATTAATCATTTCTTCAATATCTCTTTCTCTGTTATCAGCCATCATTTCTTTGGCTATTTCCACCCCCATCTTTGCTCCAGCTAACTGGTCTTTAGAGCTAACCTTCTTTGACTCCAGTTGTAACTGAGCATTCGCTTCGGAAATCTGAACGCCAAGCTTCGCGCCCTCCATCTGCTGGTCTGCCGACAGCTTGTCTCTTTCTAGGTCATCTCTAGCCGCTGCCTTAGTTAGGTCGGCCTGAATCCTAGCCATGTCTGTTGATGCCTTTGTTTCGATCTTAATATTCTCAAGCTCAAGCTCAGCCTTTTGCAGTTGAAGAACTGGGTCTTCAGCCTGTTGCATCATTTCTTGTGCCTGCATTTCTTGTTGCGCCCTTCCTGTCAACTGGGCAGCAGCAGGAGCTACTAGCTGAGACAGCCTGTACTCAATATCTTCTGGGAGAGTAGAGTCAACCGCAGGCAATGCCACGCCAAGTTCTTTCTCAATATCTTGTCGATACTGGAAGGCAACGTGTTCGGCAACGTGAGCGGCAAGTGCGGCCTGTTTTACTTGTGCGTCAGGAGCCAAATTCAGAAGCTCAGCTATCTTCGGATCATTCATCGCCGATGTGTGCGCCTCTATGTGCGCCTTGTGATCTTGGTATATAAAAGCTTTTACAGGCTTGCCGACCATCAGGTTCATGTTCTCTGAGATTGGATCGGTTGGCTTGATATCGTCTGTAGTTGGAATAATCTTATCTGCGTCACGGATGCCTAGCACCTCTAGCATCTGCCTGTGCAGCAGCGGCAGGTCATACATCTGCGGTGCTTGCTGGGCGAGCTGTAGAGCTGCCTGATACTGCATTATTCTTTGTGACATGGTTCCCGAATTGGGGTCACTGACCGGAATAATATCTATTCGATCATCGAAATCCTCAGCAGTAATGGCGTTTTCAGCAGAACCATAGGGATATTCAGTAGGGCCGTAATCGGCAACGATATCGGAAAGAATACTTAATTCTCGCTTCATTGCGGCATGAACACGCGCCTGAACGGCGCTAATTACCTTCATTTCACGCTCAAGCAGCGCTAGGGTGGTTCCTACTGGGGCTTCACCGTTAATATCAGAAGCTTTTAAGTCCCCAGCAGAGGCAAATCGGCGACCATCCTGCACAATTTCCTGAAGCATCTGGTGAAGTACAGCAGATGGCTCTTTATAGGGAAGGAAGGTGATGTTGTCGCGGAT